TCGTCGGCAGAGTGATCGGCTGTCGCCTCGGGCTTGAGCCAGCAGTGGACAAGCGAGCCGGCCAGGATCGCGGTCTGCCCGGTGACGGCAAGCGATGCGTGCGATGCTCCAGCCCCGAAGTCGATCACCGAAGTCCCGGACCCGATGATGGTTCCGCCACCGTCAACCCCTGCGGCACCGGTAGCTCCGACCCCCTTGCGCGAGCCCGTCGCGTCGAGCACATACCAGCCGTGCGCGTCCTCGTAGTGCAGGCTCTCGTTTGCCCCCAGCGCTGCGCCTGTGACCGCGTAGTTCGTGCCTGATACGTCCTTCTGCACAGACACTGCCTGTGCGCCGCCTGTGGCCTTGATCGACAGCGACGACACTACACGATAGACCGACGCGCCAGGCGCCGCGACGATGGTAGTCGTCGTGGCCGATGAGATCGAGCCCTGCGCGCTGCCCGGCGTTGCGACCGTAGCCGAACCGGACTTGTCGATGTCGGTCCATGATGCGGCGTAGGCAATGGCGGTGCCCGCAGCCGTCACCAGCTCAAGCGCGTGCGTGGTGGCGGTCAGGTTCATAGCAATGCCTGAAGCGCCAGGATGTCGTCAAGCGAGCTACCGCCCGAAGGCGGCGCGGCCCATGCGTTGTCATCGCGCAGGAACTTCGCTCCGGTCGGTGTACCCGTGGGCACGCCCGCCTTCAAGTTCAGCGCTGTCTGCAGGTCTGCCTGCGCAGACAGCGTGCCGCCGATGCTTCCCCACGTCCCGCCCCCAGACGGCGCGATCTGCAGAGCGTTGATTCGCTGATCCGTGATGTTCGCCGCTTCCGCGGCTGCGTTTCGTTCCTCGGCGCGCATGGTCAGCCGTCCTCGGTGTTGATGGTCGGGAAGAACCCGCAGACGGTGGCCGGGAGCGGGTCGTCATGCACGAACCAGACGCGCGCAAATCGCTCTGTGCCACCTGGCCATGCCGAGTGCTTGTCTCCGGTGAACAGATCCGGGCTTTGCCCCATCGGCACCGCTGCATCGCGGAATTGCAGCGTCTCCAGTTTCGTCGAGGTCGGCCCGACCTTGCCGCCGAGCGTCCGATCCAACCGCACGGCCATCTTCGTGATGCGCTTGCGCTTGCCCTGCGCGGTGCCGTTGCTGGCCCCGGCCTCGATGTCGAGCGTGGCGAGCCGTGCCGTGAACGGCAGTCCTACCTGCACCTTGCTTGCCGCGCGCTGCAGCGTGATCTGCCCGCCCGTGACGACGCGCGTCGGGTGCGTGGCTCCGTCCGCCAGCAGCGCGACGGTCTTGCCCTCTAGGTGCCCGAGGCCGGCGACCGTGGTCGTTGCAGCCCCGGAGTAGGTGATGCCGCAATCGACGTAGAAGGCATCCTCTTTTAGCCCGTCCTCATCAAGCGGAAGGGTCATGTACTCGATGTGACGCACCGTCGCGCCGCTGATCGTCCGGCGCACGATCAGCCATAAATCAGCCGAGCCGCCGTCCGGCGCCGGAAGGGCCTGGCCGTGCTCGACGAAGCCATCGATCGGAACACGCGACCAGCCAAGCACGGACTGTTCGGGGTAATAGGCCGCCACAGCCAGAGTCCCATCCGCGCACCCGGCCCAGATCGCGCTGAACGGCTCGTCGGTGTAGGCGGTCCATGTCACTCGCGCCTTCAGGATGTGCGCGGAAAGCGCGTTCAGGTCGGCCCTCACGGCGCCGTCGCCGACGACATAGCGCATGTCGCGCAGCTTCTTGCCGCTGCGCTGCGTGAAGATCACGGAGTCGAATAGCCGAAGCGGCGAGATGGCCCGCGACCCGACCACGCCCAGCGGGTTCACGCTGGCGTTCGCCGGCCCGAAAGGCTCGTTCTTGCTGGCGGGAGCAATCAGCCACTCATCGGCGCCGGTGCCAACACAGAGGCCGACTTCCAGGGTCTCGGCCCACAGCACGCGGTTCCCTCGGCGGCTTGGAATCACGCCGAAGGCGGCGGACTCGGTGAGTTGCCGGCCGAAGTCGCGGGCCTCCATGACCTCGTAATCGCCCGCGACGGTCATCCACCAATTCGCCCCGCGCATCCACACCAGGCGGTCGAGGTAGAACGTGACCACCTCGGGCCAGCCCTCGGCATCGGACCATGCGCCATAGGCCCATTTGGTAGTTGCATTCCCGGCCGACACGCAGCCCCCGGGCAGGCGCGAGACAACGGTAGCCGTTGCCGTCAGTCCCGCCACCGTGGTGATGTTCACCCAGCCATACCCGGCCTCTAGGAATGTCCACTGAACCCCGTTGTCTCCGTCGTAGACGCTGCCCTCGGTGTGCGTCGGCGTGCTTGTGCCAGTCGTGCCGGCATTGACGGCCTGATAGTTTCTTCCGCCCGAGCGCCGCACGTCGCCGAGCGCGACAGCCTTCCCTGGCTCCCACTGCTGCACGTCGATGACGGTTTTTTGTTCGAGGTAGAACAGCGTGTTCACAAGGTCGGACGTGAAGATCGCCGCGCTGGCGGTGAGCGTGACGGCGCCAGTGGCAGCAGAAGCATAGACCGTGGTCGCCGTGATGTTCACGTCCTGAAACGGCCCGCCCCTCGGCGAGTAGTCCGATAGTGTCCAGGTCGTGTGCGCGGTGCGCGAGAGCTTGCGCGGCTTGTGTCCGGCGCAGGCGAGATACAGGATGTCGCCGCTTTGAACGTAGTCGATCGCGAAGCCGCCGGCCGCGTTCACAAGATCGGCAGACGTGTAGGGCGTGACGACTTCGAGCGGCGCACCCAGCACCGCGCGGTTCCAGAAGATGCGGATGTAGAGATTGCCGAACTCCAGCATGTAGGAGTTCTCAGGATCGACCTCGAAGCGCACGAACCAAGCTCGTTCAGATGCGGTCTTCGTGCTGGCGATGTAGCGCGTGCCGCCGCGCTTGACGGCAGGCCCCTCTATCGCAGGGATGAAGTTCTCCATGACGGAGCACCCCTTGGCATACACCTCTTGATCGACGCGCGCAGCCACCTTCGGCGACAGCTCGCCGGAATTGAAGGCCACCTGTGCCGGTGCGGCGCGCAAGTCAGTCTCCCCGCGCCCGCAGCCAACTCGACTCGTTCGGGCGCTGCGGCGGGCGCTCGATGGCGCTCATGCGCTTAGCAAGCGTGATGCAGCGCTCCAACTCGACAAGCGCCTTTTCGCCCTTGGTGTTGCTGCCGGTCAGCTTTTCGCAGCAGTCGGCGGCGAGTTGCATCGCCATCGTGCGCGCGAACTGCGCCGGCCACAGCCCGGTATTCGTGACGCGGGTGACGTAGCGCACCGGCAGCGGAGCGCCTTCGTCGGTCAGGATCAGCCCGCCCTCAAGCTCGAAGGTCGGCACGTCCATGCTGTAGAAGATCCAGTCGGTCGAGACCTGAACCAACTTCAGGCATTCCTCTGGCAGCCGGTATTGCAGGCTCCATGTGTTGAGCGGGGTCGCTGCCAGCGCGGCCAGCTCGGCCCTGACGATGGCGAACTTCCAGGGGTGCGACGAGAGCAGGTAGTCGAGCGTCAGATCCCAATTCGCGCGGATGACGCGGGCCGGTTCTGTGTCGTCGTTGATGTTGATGACGCGATCCTGCCCGAGCTTGGTCAGCGCGAGGTTCACAACATCAGTCTGAGACGCCATCGACGGCCCCTAAGAAAACGGGCGCTCAAGGCGCCCGCGAAGTGCTTTGATGCACAGGAGGAAGCAAGCAATCCTTACAGCAAATCCGAAACGCCCTTGGCCTTGCGCCGAACAGCGGCCTGCGTGTCGGCCGGCTTGGTGTCGCCGCCCAGCGGCTTCGCTTCGGGGACGACTGGCTTCTCGCTCGCCGGCTTGGCCCACTTGGGCGGCTTGCCCTTGCCGTTCCAGAAGAAGCTGTCCCCTGGCTGGACCATCCTGCCGTCCATGAAGCCGAGCTTCATGGCGATGTACTTGACGGGCCCGCTCATGGTCAAGCCACGTTGTCAGCGTACGGACGCCACAGGGCCGGATCGTTGGTCAGGAAGGCGTTGATCTTGCCGGCCGTCACATCGGTCGTGGTCACGGTGCACAAGATGCCGAGATACTTCTCGTAGCTGCCGGTGGGCAGCTTGCCGCAGTAGATCACGCCACCCGCGTTTAGCTGCGACGAGTTCGCGGCAGCGTCATCCGTCACCAGCGAGGCCGAGGCAATGTGCGTCGTGCAGTTCGCCACCACGCCACCGCCCAGCGTCGCCAGCGCGTCGGAGACGAGGAAGAACTGAATCGACCCGGCAGCGCCGCCGGTGATGATTTCGGTGTCGGTCTGGATGACCAGATACACGTCCGACCCTTCCAGGTCGAGCACCGTGTTCGGCGACACCTCGGGCGAATTGAGGTCGATGGTGTCGCCGATCAGGGTCGTGGTCCCGGCCGAGGCCGCCACCGACACGGCATCAGCAAACTCGGTTCGTTCGTCGAGCAACATGCTTGTTTTCCCTTCAGTGTGTGGTTCAGATGCCGGCTTCGGTCGAGGTGATTTGATCGACGCGGCGGATCGGCACGCCGCGGAACGTGTTCGTCACCTTGCCTTGCGCGTCCTCGATCGTCCGATAGGCCAGCGTCGCCTTCGCGTTCGCTTGCAAGTCGAAGGCGTCCCACGAGTCGCGGTTCATGTAGAAAGCAGGGCGGCCGATGAGGTTCGGCACGCGGCGCAGGGCCTTCGCCATCAGGTTGGAGATCACCGGACCCGTGGTGCCGTCCTCGACCACGTTCTCAAGGTCGTAGTTGATGCGGACCACGTAGCGCCAGTCGGCAACGCACATGCCAATGTCCCACTTGAAATGCGTCCGGTAGGCTTCCATCCGGCCGCCGCCGTCTGCGCTTTCGATCGTCACCTGACCCTTGTCCACGATCTGCAGCCCGGCCTGCGAGCCCTTCGGGTAGATGCCGAAGACCTTGTTCGGCCCCCAGACCACGAGCCAGATCGACGTGTTGTCGTTGCCGTCCGGCGTCGCTGCGCTCGTCAGGATGTTCTCGCCGTTCAGCGCGCTCTGGTCGTTGAAGCGCGGCGCCAACCCGGTGAAAGACTCTGGCTCCGTGGCTTCGTTGCCGTAGATCATGTAGCGCGCGGCCTTCTGGCCGAAGCCCTCGACGAAGGCCGATTCTTCCTGCGCCCGCCATGCCGCGCTGTTGCCGTTCAGGTCGGCGAGCGCCTTGTCGATTTCGGAGTAGTCTTCCATCATGCCCAGGCCCTCGCGGACCTTGACGCGTGTCGACTTGCTTGGCTGCACGCCGCCGTAGAACTTGCGGAATGCCGGCTCGGGCAGCCCGGTGCGGATCATGACCGTGTGGCCGGTCAGTTCGTTGGACGGGTAGAACACCGCGTCCTGCAGAATCTCGTTCGTCTGCGCCAGCATTTCGATCGTCTGGCCGACCCGGTTGTCGGGGTCGAGCGATGCCTTGAAATCCAGCAGCGTCGGATGGGTGGCGGCGAGAGTGGACATGGTTTGCGCCCGTCAGGGTTGCGTTGCGAATGACGGCATGGTCATTCGCCCGACATGGGGAATCCTGCGAATCGCTACGGATTCATCTCGCTTTTGTCATACCAACTTTTCGCGGGCAGCGCGGGCGCGGAGCCGAGGCCCTTCGCGGTGTGCTCTCCCAGGCCCTGACCGATCGCGGCCCACATCTTCATCGTCGCCTTGTAGCCGAACTTCTTCTCCAGCTCGGCGACGAATGCCGACTTCGCTTCGTCGTCACCCGGCAGGAACTGCATCGCGGCGCGGCGCGCGTACTCACGGTTCGCGGCGTCTGCTGTGCCCCATTCCGCCTTGAGTGCGGCGTCCTCGCGCTTGGCCGCAGCTTCGGCGGCGGTCGCTGCGTCAGCCTCGGCTTGCGCCGCCGCCGCCTTTTGCCCGGACTGCATTTCATTCCAGCCCTCGGCAAGTGCCTTGGCCTGCGTCGCGGAAAGCCCGGCCTTGTGAAAGAGCGGCGCGACAGCCTTCGCGAACTCGGGCGACTCGCCATCAGGCACCGGGATCTCGTAGGCGTCTGCCGTGGCAGGCGGTTCGTACCCGCGCAGCGCCGTCAACGCCTCGGCGGGCGACTTGTAGCCCTTGGTTTCGAGGTAGGTTTTGGCGTCGGCGTCGAGGCCGGCAGTCCAATCCGGCGCGGCTGAGGTTGTCGCGCTTGTCTCTGTCGTCGCGGCTTC